GTGGCGGAGGCGGAGGATCAGGCAATAAAGCCCGATTCCGTCCCCGATAGTGACCGACCTGAGATCCTTCTCGGGGGTAGGTTCCACAGGTGGATTATGTTGAAGAAGTACCAAGATCCAATGATGTTTCTTTCCATTATTCTGTCACTTCAGTCGTCAAAGTCGCTTATGCCAGAGCTTTCGCCCTGGTCAGCAGCCCGAACGGCTAGAGAAACATTTCAGGTCCTTACCACTGCACGCCCCAGAGACCCAAAGAAGGAGAAGTTCATCGGCGATTACCGACGCCTGCAAAGACGTCGGCAAGATCCGTTTAACCAAGAACTCCATCCTACTAAGGACATGGCAGGTGAATCACAACTCAAGATTCAGATTCAGAGAACCGTGAACGAGATCTGCAAAGGTTACGAAGTGAAAGAGGAGGATATAAACCGCCCCTTCCTACCCTCCAGTCGCGCTAACTATAATCAGTCAGTCGCGAGTGGGGGTAGCTTCGCTGCCTTTGCCGAAATCGTTGACGAACTCGGGAAAATCATAAAATCTCAGAAAGATCGGCTCATCAACATTGAGAGGGTAACGGTACAGGTCAAAGGACCCGAACCGACCCTCAGTTTTGCTGAGATCCGAGAGTTGGGTGAATCACTTGTCGTTGCTGCAGAGAGGCAGACACGCAAGATGCAATATCCGGAAGAGAAGGAGGTGGAGGGAATCAAAGTTGTTTCAACAATGCTTCCTGCTTACTTGGAGTTTATCAGAATGGTAACTCCATGTGTCGATGATGAAAATCGTGTAAAGATTCAACCACTATACGAGGCCCTAAAGATGAGGTGCATAACAAAAGGCACTTCAAGTTTCCATCAAACCAGTCATTGGTTGCAAAAGTACATGCACAATATAATGCGCAGGCACCCTTGCTTCAAATTAATAGGTACTACTGTGACCAGCAAGTACGTAAATGACAGGGTTGGAAAACTTATAGGGGACGAAAGGTGGTTATCTGGTGATTATAAAGATGCAACAAACCAAATGCGCGGCTGGGTTAGCAAATATGCTCTTGACTGCGTGTTGGAGGCACTGAAGGTGCCGGTTGAGTTACATCTGAATCTTCATAAAACGTTAGATCAACATATTATCGACAACCCGGACTGGGAGTCCGAGGAAAGTAAGCAGAAACTTGTCCAATCGATGAGCGAATTTCTACCGCAAGAGGAGGGCCAGTTAATGGGCGCGATCCTTTCTTTCATAATCCTATGTGCAATCAATGCTTCAGTGGTCCGTTGGGCCATGGAAATCTCTGAAAACCGCAGTCTTTCCCTTAAAAGGGCTCGACTTGCGATCAACGGGGACGACTTCCTATGTCCTCTTAGACCGTGGGCACGGAAGTCTTGGAGATACCTAATATCACTCGTCGGATGGACAGAGTCGGTCGGCAAAAGCTACTTTTCAAAGAAGTTTTGCATGATCAACTCCGCAATGTTCGTTCCTGACGAAGTATGGGGTGGTTTAGTCCAAGTTCCAAAGCTGAAGTGCGGGTTGCTTGTGGGAAAGGGAAAGACAGGGTCGGGCAAATTAAATACTGAGACCGTCGGAGAGGCTGCCAAACAACTAGTTCAGGGAATCCCCCAAGACTGGCGAAAGCGAGCCCTTAAAACGTTCATAAAAGAACAAAGGAGTGTCCTTGACATAGCCTTACACAGACCATGGTACTTTCCTAAGTTTGTTGGAGGACTTGGCCTTCCCGCATTAAGCGAGGAGGACAGGTCCACCAAGAACCGAAGAATTTCTCAGGTGGTGTTGATGGCTTTGTCAAAGGACATTCCTACATTCGTTCCGAACGTTCCTTGGGTGTTGCATAAGCAAGTGATGGATAGAATACCAAAACTAGAAGTTGACTACCGAACGACGATCATACCGACCCCCTTTGCGACAGAAGATTACACTGCTTCGAACAATGAATCCTTCTACACCAAGCTCTACTCTGATCTTTGTCTTGAGATGTTCCTTACGAAACGTCTTGAGTCTTACTTCATGCTTAAGACGACTGGGAATGACCCGGCCATCGGTTGCAACCGAAAAATGGTCGCACTGTGGGAACAGGCGACCAGACACTGCTGCGGCGGTGAAGGTTTAAGTGACTTTGACTTGGAGCATAGAAAAGAGGAGCTATTTCTTCCGGGGTTTTACTGTTTGCTGGAGGGAGACGAAACTGAG